CGCTCTTTGCGTACAGACGCACCAAAACGAGGTTTATGGGTCGGGGAATTCCCTCTTTGAGTCGGGGAATTCCCCAGCGTGTAGGCAGGGAATGGGTCGGGGAATTCCCCGTAATGATGCTTGGATGTTCCCCCTGATCTGGCTATGTTTGTGGCATGGAAAAGGGAGGGAACATGAAGCCAGAGGTACGGATCGTCGGAGTGGTCGAAGCAGAGTTTCCAGAGGACGGTGGCAAGTGGATGCTGCTCTGCGAACACCTGAAGGATGGCGAGTGGGAGAACGCTGGGATCATCCAAGATACGAACAAGCGACGACTCGCTGGATGGAAGTCAGCGAAGTGGGATGACGGTCTCACCGAGTGGTGTCCAGAGTGTCAGGAGATCCATTGGAGCAACGAGCGCACGGTCGCATAGCAGCCTGCTGATACTCTTACGAGTCCCCCGTGGGGTGCGCTTCCACTGATCGGGAAGCGCACCCCATTTGTATTTGTGGAATGATGAGAACGGATCAAAGGACTGAACACGATGGGTGGCAAAGGAAGCGGTGGGCATAACCGTAAGCCCGTCGAACGCAAGGTGCGGACAGGTAATCCGTCGAAACGGAAACTCCCTGAACTGCCAACAGCCTCAGTGACTGCGCTCCCGTACACCCATGTCCCTGAACCGCATCGGCCTTTAGGTGAGCAGGGCCGTCGCCTGTGGGCGCAGGTATGGCAGTCGGGTGCAGGCTGGTTGAAGCATCAGATGGATACGGAACTGGTGTTGATGCTGTGCGAGGCCACCGAGGAACGCACGAGGCTGCGTGTGAAGTTGCAGCAGAACCCTGATGCGTGGCGTGACCGTCGAGCGTTACGGGAACTGGATCGTCAGATAATCACCCTGCTTGGGCAGATAGGATTCACACCGTCAGAGCGAGGACTGCTAGGGACAGGAGAGGTGAAGCAGCATGAGTTCAGCGACCTCCACAGGCGCATTGCCGAAAAGCGTTCAGCCAGCAAGTAAGTGGAAGCCAGCGTTCTACACGCCTCGCAGATATCGGGGAACCGATGGGGATGAGATCATTGACTTTGCGGAGGCACACTTCCGTGTCCTTAAAGGCTTTAAGGCTGGATCTCCGTTAGAGTTCACCAACTGGCAGAAGTGGTTGTTGCGATCTCTGTTTGAGAGAACGGATACAGGCAGGCTGCGATACCGCAGAGCATTGATAGGTCTCCCGAGGAAGAACGGGAAGAGCCTCATGATGTCTGCGGTTGGAGTGTATTCAATGATTGCTGGAGAGGCAGGTTCCGAAATTTATGCTGTGGCAAATGACAGGCAGCAAGCCCGAATTATTTTCAACGAGGCAAAGCAGCAGATCCAGAACTCACCGCTTCTCGCTGCGGAAGCGACTGTGTATCGGGATGCAATCGAGATGCCACGCTTCGGATCGGTCTTCCGTGTCCTCTCCAGTGAGGTGCGAGCGCAGGCAGGATTGAACCCATCGGTGACCCTATTTGATGAGGTTTGGGGCCAGCAGAACGCCGATCTATTTGACCAGATGTCGTTGGGTTCAGGTAACCGTATCGAGCCGATCATCATCAGCATCACTACCGCAGGCTTCGACTTGGATTCGCTCGCTGGCAGGATGTATCAGTACGGGAAGCAGGTCGCTGCAGGCGAGGTAGATGACGAGACCTTTGGGTTCTGGTGGTGGGAAGCACCAGAGGATTGCGATCTGAACGACCGTAAAGCGTGGGAGATCGCCAACCCAAATCTGGCAGAAGGGCTGCTCGATCCAGAGGACTTGGCCTCGGCCATCAAGCAGACTGCCGAGTCATCGGTGCGCAGATGGCGACTGAACAACTGGACTCGTTCCCAAGAGTCGTGGCTCCCAACAGGCGCATGGGAACAATGCGTCGACCACACCATGACCCTCGATGAGGATCTGCCCGTCTGGGTTGGTATCGACATGGCTTTGAAGCGTGACACCATCGCTGTATGCGTGGCCCAACCGCAGGCTGAACGGGTTGTGGTGCGAGCCAAGATCTGGCAGCCAGAGGTAGACGGTGTGGATGTGGCTGGCGTAGAAGCCCACCTTCGGGAACTGCACAACACCTATCAGGTGCAAGAGTTCGTTTATGACCCAGCGTTCTTTGAGCGATCCGCTGAGGCTCTATCCGACGAAGGGATGAACATGGTTACCTTCTCCCAGTCAGCCCAGCGAATGATCCCAGCCTGCGGTAACGCCTACGAGATGATCGTGGCAAAGAAGGTCGCTCACGATGGCTCACCAATGTTCACCGATCAGGTATTGAGCGCAGCACAACGCATGAGTGCGAACGGCTGGACACTCAGTAAGGGCAAATCCAAACGCAAGATCGATGCCTGCATTGCTATGGTTATGGCCCTAGATCGTGCAACACGCAGACCATCAGAAGAACCCACACCATCAGTATTGGACATTTGGACATGAACTTCCGTCAAATAATCACAACCCTTCTAGAAGTCGCAGGTGCGATTTGCATCGTCTCAGGCATCGCCTTCTTTAGTGTTCCCGTCAGTGTTATTGTGGCTGGAGTATTGATGGTGGTTGCTGGAGGTCTTGCAGCATGAGTGTGTGGCGTAACAGAGAACAGCGAGCCTTGCCCACAAGCATTGACCCGTACCAGATCACTGCTCGACCGCTTTACAATAACTGGTCTGGCGAAATCATTAACGAGGTTACAGCGTTCGCACACACCGCTGTTCTCGCAGCAGTCACGATCCTCGCTGACGCTATCGCATCAATGCCTGTCGAACTCACCACCACACGAGGAGGCCGAATTGAGAAGTTGCCAACTCCATCCGTCTTGCAGAAACCCAACGACCACCAGAACATGTTTGAGTTCGTTCACCAGACCATGCTCACTCTTGCACTACATGGCAACGCCTACATCTACGCTCCACGAGGATCTGACGGGCTTCCAGTTGAGATGCGCAATATTCACCCCAGATCGGTGCGAGGAATAGCAGAAACCGATACGGGAGAGTTGATCTACGACCTCGGAAAGATTCAGTATTCCAGCAAGGATGTGCGAGCAATTCACTGGATGCTTCTGCCTAATCAGAAGTTCGGCATCAGCCCGTTGGAGGCGATGCGTAACACGGTTGGCACTGGTATCGCTATGGATCGCTTCCTTGCACAGTTCTACGGTGAAGGTGCTACCCCGTCGTCGGTTCTGGAGACTGATGGTTCGCTCACAAAGGAACAAGCACAGCAGATCCGTGATGCTTGGATGGAGGCACATAACAAGCATCGCAAGCCAGCAGTGTTGCAGGGCGGATTGAAGTGGCGCAGCATCACGACCAGCGCAGCAGATATGCAGATGCTGGAACACAAAGAGTCAATCATCCGTGATATCGCCCGTGTGTATCGCATCCCACTGCACCTGATCATCGGTACTGGTGGCGACTCGCAGACCTATCAGAACATTGAGGCGTTGGGATCTGCGTTCTTTAAGTATTCGCTTCTTGGCTGGGTGCGTCGTCTGGAGTCATGTTTCAGCGAGATGCTTCCAGTCCCACAGCAGGTGCGCTTCAACCCTGAGGAGTTCTTGCGAGCCGACCTGATGACTCGTATTCGTGCGCAGCAGGTTCAGATCATGTCGGGAACCATGACCCCGAACGAGGCTCGTGAGATCGAGAACCGTGAACCGTATGAGGGTGGAGATCAGTTCGTGCTTGGTATCGCTGGCGCACCAATGGCTGGTGTTGAGGGTGGCGATCTGCCAACGCTCGGCACTGACGATATGCCACCAGAGCGCAGCATCCGCAACGCTCAACCAGTCACCCCACCTCTCGTCATCAATGAAACTCCACAGGACATCTCCATCAATCTTCCTGAGCAGCGTGTGAATGTGGAAGCACCGTTTATCACTCTGCAACCGCAGACCATCAATGTGCCTGAGACCGTGGTCAACCTCAACCTGCCTGAACCCAAAGTGGTGCGCAGGAAAATTGAGCGTGACGAGGATGGGCGCATCATGACGATCATTGAAGAAAGGGTCGAGGAATAATGGCTACTGGACTGTCCTCATATCTGGCTAACTCGTTTCTTAACTCGCTGGGAAACAACACCTCGTTCGCTGTCGCATCCGTGTATGTGCAACTCCATGTCGGGGATCCGTCGTCGAACGGCACAGCCAATGTTGCTACGGAAACCACACGGAAGAGCGCATCATTCGCTGCAGCCTCTAGCGGTGCCCTCGCATCTGATGCCGATATCACTTGGACAAACATCGCAGGATCGCAGGATGCAACCTTCTTCACTGCGTGGGATGCCAGCACCTCAGGGAACTTCTTGTTCTCTGGAACGATCTCTGGCAACCCGTACACGGCTGGCGACACCTACACCATCCCTTCTGGATCGCTTTCTGTTTCTCTGACGCTCGCCAGTTGAGGTGAGCCATGACTGTTCAGCGGTTCACGCTCGATCAGTCTGAACTGAACGACACCGCCTACGGACTGGGTGGCCCATCCCCAGCAGTAACACTTGATCAGGCAGATCTTGATGAGGCTGTTCTAGACGGAACAACATTCCTTACCGTAGGCACAGCGACAGCATCGCTTGGTGGGGCAGCAGTAACTGCCGAAGGGGATGTGACCGTAGTTATCCAGTCCATCGGTGTAGCGGAACTAGGAGCAGCGACAGCCACTGCGAACGCACTTGTCGCACACACCGCTACAGCGACAGCCACCGCATCCGCAACCGCTACAGCAGCAACCACAGTCACACACCTTGCAGTAGGGAACGCTTCGCTGGGATCGCTCGCAGCATCCAGCACAGCAGCAGTAGCACTCACCGCCACCGCATCCAGCAGCCTCGGATCTATCGCTGCAAACGCTGCAGGAACAATTACTCATATCGCTAGTGGTATCACATCGGTATCAGCAACCGCCACGGCATCGGCAACAGTTGGATCTATCAACGCAGGGTTCGCACCGCTAGGAGCATTGACTGCAACTGCCACAGCGACCGTAACGCCTGTCGCCAAGCCTGCTGGTGGAGGCGGAGTCCGATGGATACAGCCACAACAGCGACCACCGCTACCACAGGTCAAGCAGCCTGAACCAGAAC